TCTTCAGGTACAATTTACGAGATGTATAGACATGACTATAGCATCAATAAATTGACACCTCAAACAAGTGCATCTAATTTGTACAATTCTAATTACTATGTGATGAACAAAGATTTCAGAGTATATCTTTGTATATCAAACGGTGCAGGTCCGTCAAATAGTGGTAAAGGAATCGTTTCATTGGATGAACCAATTCATACTGACTTAGAACCAAGATTGGAGTCTGATGGGTATGTTTGGAAATATCTTTATACTATAAAACCAAGTGATATTGTAAAGTTTGACAGTGCTGACTTTATACCTCTACCATCTGATTGGTCATCCAACACAGATGTAGCAGATGTAAGAAATAATGCTGTCGATGGTAAGATTGAGACTGTTGTTATTGAAGATGTTGGTAGTGCATCATATCAATTTACTGGCACAAAAAATAATGTTCCTATAAAAGGTGATGGTTCAGGTGCTCTTGCTTCTGTAACCTTTATTGATGGTAAACCATCCTCTGTTCAGGTAACTAATGGAGGAAGTGGATATTCATTCGCTACTTTAGACTTAGACTCTGTTGTCACTGGTGCAGGTGCATCGTTCTCAGTAATAATCCCACCTTCAGGTGGACATGGTGCTGATGTATACAGAGAATTGGGGTCAAACAAAGTATTGATCTATTCAAGAATAGAAAACAGTGATATTACAAACCCTGACTTCCCAACTGGTAACCAGTTTGCAAGAATAGGTATCGTAAAGAATCCAGAGGTATTCTCCTCACCTGGTACTTTACTTGACAAACCATCTGCTTCAGGTCTATATGGATTGAGACTTGCAGGTGCTGCTACAACAACTATATCAGTATCTGTTGATGGTGAGATAACACAAACAGTGAGCACTGGAACTACAGCAATTGGAAAAATTGTTGGATATGATTCTGTAACTAAAACCCTACAGTATTGGCAAGATAGATCACTTGCAACCGTGGGTGCTGGAAACTCAGTTCCCCGTTTTGGTTTCAATCTAAATAGGTTCACGGCCTCACCAGGCGTAGGTGGTAATACTAACGTTGTTATAGCAACAACAACTGGTACAGAAACCTTATCTATTGACACCGCATTCACAGGTGTATCAACAGACGTAAATAACAAAAAATATTATTTTGGTCAATCTTATACAAACGGACTTGCTAACCCTGAGATCAAAAAATATTCTGGTGATATTGTTTACATAGACAATAGACCAGAAGTAACAAGAGCAACAAACCAACGTGAAGATATTAAAATCATCTTAGAATTCTAACGATGCCACAGAACACCAACCTCAATGTCAGTCCATATTTTGACGACTTTGACTCAGCAAAAAATTTCAATAGGGTCTTATTCAAACCTGGTACTCCTGTTCAAGCAAGAGAACTAACTACACTTCAATCTATCCTACAGGGACAGATTGAAAAGTTTGGTAAGCATATATTCAAAGAGGGATCAATGGTGATTCCTGGTAAGTTCAATTACGATCCAGCATACACGTTTGTCAAGATTGAGTCTACATTTTTTGGTGTTCCTGTAGAGTCATATTACGATAAACTTGTTGGTCTTAGAATAAAAGGAAAAACATCTGGCATCATTGCAAAGGTTCTTCAGGTTCTTCCATCTGTAAAATCAACCACTGGTGATACAACATTATATGTAAAGTTTGAAAGCACATCTAGCGATCTTACTCAACAGTATTTCTTAGATGGTGAAAATCTTGTTACTTTGACAGATTTTACATATGGGTCAACAACCATAACAAATGGAAGTGACTTTGCTACATGTATTATTTCTAATGCAACAGGCACAGGTAGTTCTTTCACAATGAACAGAGGTATCTTCTTTGCTCGTGGTGCATTTGTGGAGGTACAAAATGAGACACTTATTCTCGATCAATATTCCAACAGTCCCTCGTACAGAGTGGGTTTCTTTGTCAAGGAGGATATTGTCACTGCTGTTGATGATAATAGTTTATACGATAATGCTGCTGGATTCTCCAATTTTACTGCTCCAGGTGCTGATAGGTTCAAGATTAGTTTATCACTTACTAAGAAAAATCTAGATGATTTTCAAGACGAAAACTTCATCGAATTATTCAGAACAGATAACGGTGAAGAGAAGAAGATTGTAGATAGAACAGTATACAATCAAATAGCAGATGAATTTGCAAGAAGAACATTTGATGAGAGTGGTAATTACTTTGTAACTAAGTTTGACTTAGAAGCAAGAGAGTCATTGAATGATAGATTTTCACAGTCAGGAACATATTTCTCAAATCAAAAAACAGAGGAAGGAAATACACCAAGTAAAGACTTGATGAATATCAGAGTCGGTCCTGGTAAAGCTTACGTAAGAGGTTTTGAGGTACAAACATCAGGTCATGGATTTTTAGATGTAGCAAAACCAAGAACAACAAAGAAGGTAGAAAATTCTGCAATACCATTTCAAGCAGGTAATAGACTAAGAGTCAATAATGTATTGAACGCTGCTCAGATAAAACTAAACGCTGCTACATCCGACTTTGTTGATCTTCGTAGTGCAAGACTTTCATCAACTAAATCTAACGCTGCAGGTAATAGTATAGGAAGAGCAAGAGTATATGATTATAAACTTCAAAACGCTGGATATACAGGTGACTCTTCAGTATTTGAGTTGTTCCTATTTGATATTCAGACTGATACACAACTCACACTAAACCAAGCACATACAATTGCTTTACCTGCTGTAATTCAAGGTGCTAGAAGTGGTGCAAGAGGGTTCTTGAGATCTGCAGTAAGCAACTCCACAACAGTCACACTGAATCAGACATCAGGACAATTCTTACCCGATGAAGCAATTATCGTCAATGATGTTCAGGATGGAAGAATAATCACTGCTGTGTCTGAGTTTGATTTATCAGATGTAAAGTCTGTCAGGTCAACTGCAGCTAGTAGAACGTTTGCTGCCGATGTTGTATTAGAAACTAAAAAGAGTTTTGTTGGTAGAAATTTTAGTATCACAAGTGGTGGTACTGTGACTTCTGGTACATCTGGATGGGTAAAGAACTTCAAGGTAGGTGATGTAATAAGATATAAGGGCGGAAACACTGATCCACAATTCAACGTTGTGAGTGCTGTAAGTCCAACAAGTAATAATATAACTGTAGTAGCAGCACCTGATACAGTTTCAGGTGTATGTCATAAGGCTCTACCTGGTTCAACTATCAATGCACCTGATTTACAAGTAGTATCAGCTAGGATCAAAGATTCTAAGCAGGGATTCTTATATGCAGAGTTGCCAAATAATAATATTGAATCTGTAGACCTAACAGACTCCACATTATTCATAAGAAAGGAAGACACTGCACAAAGCACAGATGGTAGTGGTCAAATGACTTTACCATCATTGTCAGGAACTGATTTTGTATACGCTCCTTTTGATGAGGAAAGATATACCGTGATATACAACTCAGGGGCAATACAAGAACTTACAGAGGATCAAGTTGTATTGACTGGTGGTGGTAAAGGAGTTACTATATCAGGTCTTACTCAATCACAATCAGGTAATGTAGTTGTACACAGTACACATCAAAAGAGTAAAGTCAAATCAAAACAAAAATCTCTTACAAGAAACGCAAGTATAACAGTCACAGGATCAAGTAGATCATATTCTGGTGTAAGCACATCTATTTCTGATGGTTTGACACCAAGTGGTGTATTTGGATTGAGAGTACAAGATAGGGAAATATCATTGAATCTTCCTGATGTTGTTAGAGTAAATGCTGTGTTTGAATCTTCAGGCACTGGTGCTCCTACAGTTCCTAGTCTTACACTCGCTTCATTCAACGGACCTAGTGGTGATAATACTGATATAATACTTGGTGAAGTTGGTGTTGGTAAGAGTTCAGGTGCATCAGCACTTGTTCTTGCAAGAGATGGTTCATCTAAAGTGGAGGTAATTTACACCAATGGCAATAAGTTCCAAGCTACTGAAGAAGTTACGTTTACAGAGAGTGGCGTTACTGCAAATCTTTCTTCTGCTACTACTGGCGACCCTAACATTAGAGGCAATTACATTCTGGATTCGGGTCAACGAGCTGAATATTATGACTTTGCTAGATTAGTAAGGAAACCTAATTTCCCAGAACCTCAAGGACAACTCAAGGTTTATTTTGATCATTATGTTATAAATTCTGAGGACTCAGGAGATCTTATTACTGCAAGCAGTTACACACAAGAATTTTATGATATCACACCAGGTTTTGAGGGTGTGAAAAACGTTGATACAATTGATGTAAGACCAAGAGTCGCTGCATATAGTGGGTCAAGATCACCATTTGAATTTGATTCAAGAGATTTCAGTGGTGCAGGTCAGTCTGCAAGCGTATTAGTTTCAAATGAAAATATAGGTTTTGATTATGATTTCTACCTTGGTAGAGTTGACAGATTATATGTCAATAAAGATGGTACATTTACAATCAAACAAGGTGTGCCTGCTGAGAATCCAGTAGAACCAGATCCTATATCTGAATCATTTGAACTTGCAAGAATTGATTATAAACCATATGTTTATAATGCAAAATTAGATACTAAGATTACTTTCCGTGCCAACAAACGCTACACAATGAAGGATATTGGTAGATTGGAAGATAGGATTGAGAATTTAGAAGAAACAACAACGTTGTCACTACTTGAGTCTAAGACAGATAGTCTTGTTATCAGAGATCCTGATACAGGACTTGATAGATTCAAAAATGGATTTATAGTTGACCCATTCAATGATTTCAATGTAGCAGATAAAACTCTTGATAGTTTGAAATTTGATGTTGAAGATGGTAAATTAGTATCAAGAAAATACCACGATAGCATTGACCTTCTATTAGGTTCTAATTCTGTTGTCGGAACTTCTGGTGCTGCAGACCCTACAGTTGATCCAAGATTTGCAGAGGATCTAGGATCACCAAATATCAAGAAGACTGGTGATTTAGTTACACTTGATTATGTTGAGGTTGTTGATAGAGAACAACCATTTGCTACTAGAGTAGAGAGTGTGAACCCCTACGCTTTCAGAGACTGGGGTGGTGTAATGAGACTAAATCCTGAGTCAGATATATTTGTAGATAGACAATTTATAACTGAAGATGGTGGAATAGGATTCCATAATGATCTTATATCTGAGACAGAACCAGTTCCATTGATGAGAGAGCAGAACGTTGCTTTCGTTGCATCAAGACTAAAACCAAATACTAATTTGTTCAGTTACTGGTCTGGTGACGACATGATTGAAAATAATGTTCGTACTATTCCAAAATTACTTGAAGTTACACCTATACAGGGTGCGTTCCAAATTGGTGAATCAGTTCGTGGTTTAGCAGTATCTACACAAAATACAAGTCAGAGTGCTGACATCAGATTCCGTGTTTGTCAACCAAACCATAAAGCAGGTCCTTTCAACGCTCCTACATTTACCTTCTCAACTAATCCATATAATCCATCTGTAGGTATATCTTCAGCGTACACTGAAACAACTACAATTCTAAACGTAGATATTGAAAGTTTGAATCAGAAATCTGATGGTAATTACTTTGGATTCATTACTAAGGGTATGAGACTTGTTGGTGAGACCAGTGGTGCAGAGGCAGAAATAAACAACATTAGACTTATTACAGACGAGTTCGGTGCAGTACTTGGTTGTTATTACATACCACCTGATACATTCCAGAATGGTACAAACACTGCTTCAGTTACAAGTATAAGACCACAAGATGTGGTGACTGGTCAAAACTTTACATCTGCAGGTGCAGATCATTTCTCTGAGGGTTTTGAAATTACTGAGACAACTTTAGTAAGAACAGAACCAGCACCTCCTGTAATTCCACCTCCTGTAATTATTCATCATACTGAAATTATAGAGAGAACTACAGAGAGAGTTATTATACAACCTGCAAGAGATCATGATGATGATCCTTTAGCACAAAGTTTCTTTGTGGAAGAGGATTCTGGTATATTCCTTACATCTGTTGATTTCTATTTCCTTACAAAGTCTGAATCACTCCCTGTAGATGTGAGAATCGTATCTGTAGAAAATGGATATCCAACAAATAAGGTAGTAAAAAATGCTAGGGTCATTCTAAATCCATCTGAGGTGAACACATCAACTGATGGCACACTAGAAACAAATTTCCAATTTGAAAATCCAGTGTATCTTGTACAAGGTGAGTATGCTTTCGTGATTGGATCTGCTGATGCTGATTATCAGGCATGGATATGTCAGATTGGAGAAGAGGACATATCAACTGCTAATTCACCAGAGTTAGGTAAAGTTATTGTATCTAAACAACCCACACAAGGATCTTTATTCAAAGGTCAGAATGGTTCTACATGGACACCATCTCAGTTGGAGGATCTCAAGTATAAGGCATACAAAGCAGAGTTTACAACTGAAACTGGTACAGTCAGAATGTATAACCCTGAGTTGAATAAGTTTGGTGAGAGAAATAAATTACCTCAAAATCCTATTGAGACATTCTCTAAGAGAGTAACTGTTGGTTTGAATTCATCTGTTATAGGTGGATCTGGTGCGGTCATTCACATCGGATCAAATATCAAACAGAATAATACAAGTTCAGAGGGTTTTGTTTCTGATCTTCTAGCACACATTGGTGGTGTTGGTAATGATAGTGGAATCTCAATTACAAATGCAGGTACAGGATATGAAGATGGAACAGCACAGTCTATAACATTCACTTCACTCACAGGTAGTGGAAGTGGAGCTGCTGGTATAGCTACTGTATCTTCTGGATCAGTCACACATATTACTTTGCAGAATAGTGGAACTGGATACAGAGTGGGTGACACTCTAACAGCTACCATAGGTACGAAAGGTTTAGGACAAAACTTAGTAGTGACTGTTGGTGTGACAACTGGTATCAATGCACTTGAACTCACAAATGTATCTGGAACAGAATTCAATACCACTGACACTATAAAGGTTTTTGATATACCATCTTCTACTGATATAACACTTCCTAATATCATACCATCCACAGTTACTACTAATAGTGGTAAGTTTGATGGTAAGCATTTCAAGGTTACACATCCTAATCACAGTCTACACTCTTCATCAAACAGAGTGAGTCTTTCTGGTATCACAGGTGATAGTGTTCCTACAACTCTTACTGTGGGATATGCAGTGAGTGCGACAAGCACAATCAGTGTTGGTAGTAGTACAGGATTCAACTTCTTTGAAGGTGCACAAGTTACAGCAAGTAATCCTGGTTTCGCTCTCATAGGAGAGGAAATCATAAGTTACACATCTGTTGGAACTAATGTCTTGGGTGGTACTATAACAAGAGGAATTGATAGTACTTTCACCAGAACATATGTTGCTGGTGATCCTATTCAGAAGTATGAATTATCAGGAGTATCTCTAAGGAAAATCAATACATCACACAACTTCGGTGATGTCACAAACAATATTGAGGATAAAATAACTCTGGATGACTATCATCTAGAGATTACAGGATCTTCATTCTTCAACAAAGATAAGCATAGTGGTGGTGATGCAGGTAGAGCATCATCAAACATTCAGTTTGAAACTATTGACCCTGCAATCAACTTCAGTGCTCCAGAAAATACAAGCATTGAAGCTACATTGAGAACTACGTCTGCCACAAGTATTGGTGGAAATGAATTATCATTCGTTGATAAAGGTTATGAACCAATATCATTGACAAATCCAACATCATTCAAGGAACCAAGAATGGTTGCATCTCGTGACAACGAGCAGAACCAATCTAGTTTACAGTCACTACCAGGTGGTAAATCGTTGACTCTTGATTTGAATATATCAACCTCTGATAAGAATGTGTCTCCTGTGATAAACGTATTCAATAGTTCATTGAATACTAAATCTGCAAGAATCAATAGACCTGTAGTGAGTTATATCACTGACAGGAGATCTAATACATTAGATGATCCACATGATCAAGCATACGTGACTAAGTTAGTAAAACTTGAAAACCCTGCTACAAGCATCAAGGTTTTATTCGCTGCTAACATCACAGGATCTGCTGATGTAAGAGTCTTGTATAGATTACAGAGAGTAGATGGTGGTGGTGAGACAGATAAAGTCTTTGAATTGATGCCAGGTTTTGATAATTTAGATTCTGCTGGATTTGTTATCAACACTAAGAATAATAGTGGTAAACCTGATAAGAAGACATCAGCAAGTCTTGAAGGACAATTCAATGAATTTGAATTCACTGCAGATGATCTACCTCAATTCAATGGATTCCAAATCAAAGTTGTATTCTCATCAACTAACCAAGCAGAAGATCCAGAAGTACTTGACTTTAGAGCGATAGCCGTGGCATAATATATACATGAGGAAGTTCCTAAATGCTTTGAAAGTTCAACGTTGGCCAGTCGAATGGTGGGACGAAGAAGTAGAAGCAAGAAGAAAGAAAGAAGAACTTCGTAAAAAGAGAATCAAATCTCTATATCCTAGTAATGGTAAAAGAACATGATCAACGCATGGTCACTTGCAGCAGAAGTATTGGAGGGCACTCTTGATGAAACATACCCCATCAAAAAGAATAAAGGTGGAGAATCACCCAAACCTGAAGAGGGATGTGAAGACAAGGGCGATAGTGAACACTGATTCGTCTGCTTTTGAGAGATATATGAATGAAAAAGAGGTTAGAAATAAACAACAAAATGAAATTGAGTCTCTAAGACAACAAATCGAAGATTTGAAAAATATGATACTGAATAAATAACTCTGATACAAGTAGGTACATATGGCAGTTCCTGTCGTTAATATTGAAATCGAACAGGGAACGGACTTTGAAACTCAGTTCGATATAACCCAAACTGATGGGTCAGCATTGAATCTGACTAATAGATCACTGTCTGCGAAGATGCGTAAGCACCATACCTCTGCAGGTAGTATTGGTTTCGGAATTACATTTGGAACAACACCAGCAGACGGAGAGATTACAATATCTTTGACAGATGCACAAAGTGGTATCATAACTGCTGGTAGATATAATTATGATATAATCATCACCAATGATGTCACTGGTAAGAAAGAAAAAGTTATTACTGGTCAGGCATTAGTAAACCCAACTATAAGCTAATGGGATACAAAGTTACTCTTGCAAGTTCTTCTCCACTCATCGCAAAAATGAGTGAGTCAACGTCTTTCAAGATAGCACTTGGTGGTGGAGCAACAGGTTCAGGAGGATCAGGCGTGGCAACTAAACTCTCAGATTTGGATGATGTAGATAGGCAGGGTATCGGTAATAGATTCGTGCTTATATATGACTCTGTGACAAATGCATTCAAATTCGTCAATCCTGATGAGGTGGTGAATGCTGCTGCTGGTGGTGCTTCTGTTGCTGGCGGTGCCCCTACTCCAGATGGATTCTCACAAGAAACAATTGATGAATTAGACGTTGCTCTAGACAATAAGATTGATCTAGATGCAGGTGATTTTTGATAAATATATTTTGACTGTGAAGCAGTCATAATACCTATGATTATGTGAAGAAAAACAAAAAAGATTTTTAACAGCTAATATGGCTTCTCCAATCCTGAAGTTTAAGAGAGGTAATTTCTCTAATTTACCTGGTTTACAAGCTGGTGAACCTGCTCTTACAGTCGATAAGTTTGACCTATACGTTGGTATAGACTCAACAACATCTAATAACAAGTTCATTGGTTCACAACGTTTTTGGACGTTAGAAACAGCAACAACTGGTTCTGGTGTAAACCTTGTTGAAGGTTCAAATAACGGTAGTAACTACATTACTCTAAAGGCACCTGCAAATATAGGTGGCAACCAGACATATGAATTCCCTGCTGCTGCAGTCAACGGTGGATTCCTAAGAAGTAATGCTAGTGGAACACTAACTTGGGACACAGGATCTGGATTCAATGCAGGTTCAATAGGTCTTAGTGCATTAGATATAGACGGTGGAACAGATATTGGTGCTGCTATAGCTGACGGTGACCTATTCATCGTTGATGATGGTGCAGGTGGCACAAATAGAAAGACTACTGCTTCAAGGATGAAGGATTATTTCCTTGGTGGTGGTGCAGGTGCTAACTTTACAGCAATCAATGTTACTGGTATAACAACTGCAGGGCAACTTGACGCAACAACCCTGAAGGTCTCTGGTATATCTACATTTACAGGAGCTATAAACGGTAACCTTACAGGTAACGTAACAGGTAATACAAACGGTACACACACTGGATCTCTGTCAGGAGCAACAGCAGGTACACTTCCAGCATTAGCAATTGACCTTGATGGTGCAACTGATATTGGAGGTGCAATCGCAGACGCTGACTTGTTCCTTGTAGACGATGGTGCAGGTGGTGCTAACAAAAAGACTGCTGCTTCAAGAATCAAGGATTATGTTCTTGGTGGTGGACAGGGTGCTAACTTCGCATCTATCAATGTAAGTGGTATCACAACAGGTGGTCAGGTTGATGCTACAACACTGAAAGTTTCTGGTATCTCAACATTTACTGGAACAGTTGACATCAACGGAGCGATTGATGCTGATGGTGGTGCTAACATAGCAGGTGGTGAGACAGTCCTTTCTTCTGCTACAGTTTCAGACCTCACCGACAATAGAGTTGTTATTGCAGGTTCATCGGGTGCACTTGAGGATTCAGGAAACCTAACATTTGATGGTACAACACTAGCGGTTACAGGTGCTGCTACAGTAGACAATCTTTCATTGAATGGAAATACTGTAACAACATCTTCAGGCAACCTTACACTCGATTCTGCAGGTGGTACAACAACGATTGCTGATGATACCATAATTTCTGGTAACTTGACAGTCAACGGTACTCAGACAGTTGTCAATTCCACTACAGTGTCAGTGGATGACAAGAACTTAGAATTAGGTACAGGTGCTGCTGATGACGCTGCTGCAAATGGTGGTGGTATCACAATCGTATCGGGAGATGGTAATAAGACATTCCAATTTGAAGCAACAGGTGACAACTTAGGATCTTCTGAGAACCTCAACTTAGCATCTGGTAAAGCATATAAGATCAATAACACATCAGTTCTAAATGCAACGACTCTTGGAAGTGCTGTTGTAAACAGTTCTCTAACATCTGTTGGAACTCTAACTGCACTTACAGTTTCAGGTGCAACAAACATTGACGCTACTACACAATCAACCAGTAATACCACTGGTGCTTTGATTGTTGACGGTGGTGTTGGTATTGTCAAGAATACAAACATTGGTGGCACACTGGATGTTGACGGACAGATCACAAGTGGGGCACCACTAAGAAATTCATCTGGTGCTGGT